ATTGCAGTGTGATTAAACCAATCACAATCTTTATGAACTGACATGATATTATCATCACCATATGTCATCAAATTGACATTTTCTTTGAATCCACCTTGAAAATTTTTTGGTTTTAAAGTAAAGAAAGTATATCTCATACGTAAGCTATTGACCAAACCATTAATTACTACCGTAAGAGGGTGTCCTGAAGGATTGGATCCCAATAATTGAATTAAATCACCATTGAAATCTACACAAGCATAAGCAGTATCCTCAGCTATACCTCTAATAACAGTGATATCATTGTCAGAATAATTGCCTGATAATTTTAAAAAATGTATCATAATATCAAAAGCACTTAAGATTTCTTTAGGACTCATACGTTTATCAAATGCAACATAATCTCCTGCTATAATTCGATCTTTACCATGTTTAACAATATACGTATAAAGTTCTTCCCACTCAAGCGATTGTGCAACTGTACCTGGTGCAGATTCAAAAGCAAAACGCTCATTTTGTTGTAATCTACTAAATGGTAAAAGATATTTACGAACAACAATACTCCAATCCATTGGTGCTCCTGTAAATACTCTTGTTTTACCCATATCCATCTTAGCAAATGATGTGGGTTCATCCTTAAGATGAGCGCAAAAATTTGGATGTACACGCTTACCCTCATGATAGGTTGTGATAATTTCATCAATTCTATCTAGGATTTCTTGCGTAACTTCAACAGGATCAGGCATATCATGTGCTGGTGGTATAGATTTCATAAAAAATCTTTTACTCTTTTTCCAAGGATTTCCAGCACTAGTGTTTCTGTTTAACTTATCTATGTAGGCAACAGGTGCACCATTGATAGCTGTGAAATTATCTAGTGGAAATAGCATATCTTTGACATTGTTGGTATCCATATTACCTAACACATCATTAATATATCCACTCACACATTTATCGAGTATATCAGTGCGCAATGTTGCAATAGGTTTAACCAAATCTAATGCAGCTATACGCCAAGGTTTCCAAGTTAACATATCAGGTTTTCCAAATTTGATAGCATAATCTTCATCTTTGAGAAATGTTGACATTGGAGTTGGTTCAACACTCGATTTACTTTTTCCACGAAAATCAGTGAAAGATCCATAAACATCTACACAACCTTCAGGTATGTATCTAAAAACAGATTTTTTATGGAGTTCGGTAACTTTACGCTCAGCTGATGGAGCACTTATCATAGTAAAGTCACCAGCTTCAATATTATATGAAGCTAATTTATTATATTCTTCCTCACGAAATGTACCATCCAAAGAAATAGCAAATGCTTCCGTTGGTGATGAATTTTTTGCTAGAAAATGTATGCCAACTATAGAATAACCATATTGACTATTAATAACCAATGGTGTACCACAATCTCCAGCTACTGTTAGATCTGGGCAATAACTAGCCCACATGGAAACACTCGCAGAGATGTTATAATCTGGAAATTTATAGTGTTTTTCTGGATGTAAATATACCTTTTTAAGACTCTTGTATGTTGGTTCTCCCAAACCAGTTTTTCCAACATAGCAACCATCAAATATGCCATTTGATTTACCAACTTGAAAATATTTCAATATTTTCTTCATAGGTGGTAGACTGCGAAGTGTTAGGAAAACAAGATCCTTATCAGGTACTCTATGTACATCATTATTGCATAATTCGAATTCAAAATTACTGGATAAACTGAGTTTACTATCCAAAATAACTTTAATTTTGACGGAATCTTTAATTATGGGTACATTATGATTATTGGTTATCCAGATATGTCCACCCAAACAGATCATACGAGAACGTAAGAAAGCATTAGTAGAACTTTTATCGATCTCAATATGAGCTACATTTACACTAATCTTTTTCAAGAATTGAGTAAATTCCATACTTTTGGATGAAGAACTCTCTCTTGTAAAATTAGCAACAGAGAGGTCCGGGGTATTATTATACCAGACATTTTCTCGACCATTTTCTTCAGGTTTTGGTTTTGAACCTACATCTTCGGAAACTGATGTTTGAGGCACTAACTTAGTATATATCTTGTATATCATATAGCCAGATGTCAAAAGTGTGGCTAAAGTTGCTAAAGAAGCTGGATGAGCCATAGTGTGATACATTTTATTACCCATCTTTTCCCAATTTTCACGTGTTTGTAATTTGTCAATATAATCACGTTTGATTTGTCTAAGTCTAGTTTTCGTAGCATTATATGCACGGAAAAAATTATAAAGGTAATTTATATAATCCATGTAAGATGATTTGAAAAACAGATAGATAACCATGGTGAGTAATGAAGCTTGGACAAATTCTGATTGAATTGCATTGTCGCACATAGTTTCAGGTAAAGAACAACACATACAAAGACTGATTTTCTCCATAGTTTGTAAACTTTCTGATACTTTCTTTTGATCAATATCAAACTTATTTATGGCAGATATGTACCATTTCAATAATTGTTTGAGATTCAAGTTAGATTCAATACGTTCAAATTCAGCCCATCTTTTGCCTTTATCTACAGTAACCGGTCTGACTAAATCTATGTCAAATAACCAAAGATCTGGATATGGTTCCAAATTTTGTATCATCGATGAATTTAGCATTCCACGTTCATCCTTGTATTCATCGCGTACACGAGGTATTATGATGTATGGAAAACGTCTCTGGACTGCA